ACTTTGAAGAGTTTAGTTAATCAAGGTGTTGTTAGTCCAAAGGATCAGTTCTCACCAGCAACTCAAAATAAACTTGGTATTGCTTTAATAAAACAAACGGGTGGTGATGTCTCTAGAATGAAATCTACTTGGGTTGGATTGCAGCATGAAGATGATTCTACGGTTTCTTCGGCAATGTCAGCAGGTGGTTCTACTACAACTAAAGGATATAGTAGTGGTTCTGGTGATATGAGTTCTAAAAAGAAAAAGAAAGAATTATCTCCAGAAGTAAAAAGAATGGCAGATATGTTTGGAAAATCATCAAGTTCTGCAGGAATGAGAATTGGTGGTGGAAGAGGTAAAAGTGGTTCTGCTCCTGCAAGTCAATTCCAAGAAAAAAGGCAAAAGAAAAGATTGGAGAACCAAACAAAAGAAAGAAATAATGCACGTCGTCAGGTATCTGAGAGAAGTCAAGAAATGATTAAGGAAGTTATGGCAGCAGTTGCTCAACAAAATGGGGTAAATAGTCAAGCAATCCAAGCAGCACAACAAGCATTATCACAAGTTGCTAGTGCTAGTAGTGGTGGTGGACAACCACAGCTAATTTCAACTGGTGGAGGTGGTTCAAACCTAGGATCGATTGCATCTACTTTACAATCCACTCTTAATCCTTTGAGAGGTTTACTCAGATGACAAGCAGCACTAGCGGCCAAAGCGGAAGTATTAGAAGAAATGAATCAGGTGACGTTGAGGTAAAAGTTAATGTCTTTAGGAATGGTCAAAAACTTCAAAGTTCTGATGGTGCTGATGATATATACGATTTTATTACAGGTATTGAAATCTATGAAAGTATTACTTCATCAACTATAGAGGTAAAACTTCTTTTTAATGATAGTTCAGGATTTATAGGTGCTATGACTGGATCTGAACAGTTTAGAATTATAATTAGAGGAACAATTCTTGACAGAGTTTATTATGTTCGGGCATATGATATTGAGGCAAGATCAAGACTAAACACTACAGATAACTTTATAGTTAATTGTGCTAGTGATGAATTTTTCCAGAATGAGATCGTTAACGTATTTGGAAATAGTCAGGTTGTATTCAGTTCTACGTCATCTTCTGAGATGGTAGAGCAACTTTTGAAGACAGATAATAGGTATATAAGAACTCAAAAGAAGATGTATATTGAAGAATCTACAAATAAACAGCAGTTTATAGCATCAAATTGGAGACCATTTGATTGTATCTATTGGCTTGCACAAAGGTCAGTACGAAAAGCAAGGAAGGGTGGTACTCTTCAAAATGGATTTATTTTCTATGAAAATGGTTTAGGTTTTAATTTTAAGTCTATTGATAAAATCATTGACAATGTAAATAATCAAACCGAGTCGGATACTAATTTTACTTCAGGTGATAGTAAGTTGTACACATATGTGTATTCGACAAAATCGTCTGGTTCGGATGCTGCTGATCAATTTAAAATCGAAACTATAGTATTTCCAGAAGAGAGAGATTTCTTAACTGGATTGCGTAACGGTGCTTGGGCAGGATTTAGTATAGGGTTTGATCCTGTTACTGTAACACAATCTAAGATGGGATTGAGTACAGATATGTTAAAGAGTGCTTACCGTTATGGTATTAATGCTATGTGGCCAAAGATGTCACATTTAAATGAAAGTGGATCGGTTAATCCATTATCACAATTAGATAATGTAATTAAAAATATTGTTGACTATCCAAGACGAACAAGATATACTGCTATGTCTAATCAAGTTTTTGATCAAAAATATCAAAATAATCCTCAAAAACAATATGAGGAATTGGTAGAACTTCAGGCATATCAATGGATGAGGATTGAGTCTCTAAAGAATATTAAATTGATGATTAAATTTCCTGGTAATCTTGATCTGTATGCAGGAAATGGAATGAATGTAATTTTACCTGCAACATATAAAAGGAATAAAACCACAGATGTAGATAGAAAATATAGTGGAAAATATGTCATTGGTGGGTTGACACATAAGATTGTTGGTACTACAATGTCAACTGAAGCATTATTATTGAAAGATTCGATACCAAGAAACTCTTAGTAATGCCCATAAATACTACTGTATCAAGGAGGTACTAAATGCAAAGTATCGAACAACATATTAAAAAAGACCAAGAGATCTTACAAGATCCTCAGACAAATCCACAGCAGCGTAGGCATGTTGAAAGTGAACTACATGATCTAGAAGATTATGCTTCTCACCATGCAGCAGAGATTAAAGCAGGAGATCATCACGATCCCAACACAATAGAACTATGGTGCGACCAGCATCCAGACGAACCAGAGTGCTTAGTATATGACGATTAATGGCAAACTTTTTATCATGTCTACTTGGAACTTGGTCTAATAAGCATCAAGCACAATCAGCTCCTACTTTATATAAATCTGTAACTGTTAAGTGGGAGCAAAATGATGAGTTTATAAATTCGATTCATTGGGGTAGAAGAAAATCCGATGATCCGTATTTAAAAACTTACAAGAAATTAGTAGAAGTATCGGATAAAGAAGTTATTTTAGAACATTGGGGTGGAACCTATAGTGGTTTAACTCGCAATGAAGATTGTGATATGATATTAAAATTTGATGGTACAGCATGGATGGGTCAGTTTGATACTGATAATATTCATGCTGAACTTGCTGTGTATGGAACTAAACTTTTTATGAGGGATAGATTCTTGGACTCTAAAGGTAGGATTGTTTGGGGTGCAGATGAAATTTATAAGTTCGTGAGGGTATAATGAAAGTACACCATCCATTTAAAGTTACATTATTACATTACACTGTACCTAATTGGTCTTATTATAAACCTATTTTATTGGAGGGTTTACCACCATACGAAAGAGGTGGTGATACTGTATCAACAGATCACCTTGATAAATCAAAATCAAAATATTTTGATATCTTTGATAAATTTATAGAACCAGTTTTAACGGAGTTCAGACGAGATATTGGACATGAGGTATACATAAGAAATGTATGGACTCAAAGAGCAAAAAAAGGAGATCACCATTGTCCTCATAATCATGGATCAAGTGGTTGGGCAGCAGTATTATATGCTGATTACAATCCTGATATACATTCTGCTACGACTTTTATAAGTCCCTTTACAGAGTTTTCTTCAGGGGATCACATGGATTTTACTCCTAATGTAAAAGAGGGAGATATTGTTTTCTTTCCTTCTCAACTTTTACATTATGCTAATCCAAACACTAGCGACAAAGAAAGAGTTATACTATCATTCAATATGATGAGTACAAACGAAATTGACATTTTTGAGATGAAATAATGAATTCAGGAAAGTATATAAAACCATGGGTTCAACTGTCAATGACAGTTGCCAATTATATAAGAGAAGAATTAAAAAGTTTTCCAGATGTTAAACATATGGAGAACAAGTATCCTATTGTGGAAAATGATAACGTATTCATTATAAATGAAATGCATCAGAGTAATAAACTTCGAAAGATGCATTTAGAAACTGGATACACAGAAAATATTTCTGTAATGCATTGTGTATTATATCCTAATCCTAATTATCCTATACCCATTTTTGGTGCTGATATTGTAGAAACTCCTAATGCAGTTACTGCAGCAATTGTTGATATATCACCTGTGTTTGGAACTCAAAAATATGTTGATGTATACAGAGATATATCATACAAGTATAAGTTTAAAGAGAATAGAGTCTTACCTTTATGGACTGATGATGTTTTCTCACAAGGATGTAAGTTCATGCGTATCAGAACAGAGGAAGAAAGAGAGATGTATATGAATCTAATTAAAGAATCTATTCAACTCTATAAAGGTATAGTAGAAAATTCTGAGTTTGATATGGAATGGATCAATACTATGAAGAGAATTGATGATCAATGTTATTACTGCAAACAACAAAGAAAGAATAAAAAGACTAAAGCAGTTTTGAGTCAATGGTTCGATCCCCAATGGGCAGAGGATTACATCAACGAAATTCTCTTTGACACAAACGTAATAAATAAATCGTAAGGATAAAAGTATACAATGTCATCAATTGAAGGAATTATCAATGAACCTAATGTAAACTTTGTTGGAAAAGACGGGTTTTACTGGTGGGTTGGTGAGGTTGAAGACAATGAAGACCCTATGGAATTGGGTAGGGTTAGAGTTCGTGTGCTTGGATATTATACTAATGTAAGAGGTGGGACGACAGCAGATCTTCCTACTGATAATCTTCCATGGGCAACAGTTTTACAACACACATGTCAACCAGGAAATGATGGTCAGGGTGAAAGTTCTGGTCAACTACAGCCTGGTGCTATTGTTATGGGATTCTTCATGGATGGAGAGAACGCTCAAATGCCAATAGTTATTGGTGTTATGAGAGTTAAGAAATCTACAGAATCACAGGAGAAGAAGGTATTTGCCTTTACTGGTGAGGACATGGAACCTGGCATTGGTCCCAATATGGTGACCATGAAACCTGGAAATCCTAACTCAAGTATGGCAACGACCAAAGAGGGTGGTTATGGTAGGGCAAAACCAGATAACACTGTAGATCTTCCTAATCAAAAAGGTCAAGCAAATGCTGGTCAAATTTCTGGTAAGGGTTCTCCCAATAATCAGGGAACTACAATGAATGGTAGTGGTGGTAATCCCGTCAAACCAAGAAATTCAAATAAACCTAATCCTGCTGCTAATGGTGTTGGTGGTCCTTGGAAAACGTTAGAGTATAAGTTATCATATCTTGTAGAAGATCTTGCAGATCATGCTGGTGCTTTGATTCGTGCAGAGGATGGTGATTTCTTAGATGTTGTTACTGGTAAGTTGGTTACTGCAAAACAACTTACGGTAAGACTTCAAAATTTCTTGAGTAGTGTATTTGCTCAAGTTATATCTGCAATGCGTCAAGCACTTGCTAACCTTGCCGAACAATTAGAGTTGGTTAATCTTCTTGGTGGTGCAACTGGTGTGCCATTTGTTGTGTTTACGGCAATTCAAGCAGCAGTTAAATTAATTCTTTCATCTCTTTGTAATGTTGATAGTAAGTTACTTAGTTTTGTTTCGGATCCCATAGGAAGCATTATGAATGTTCTTGAGGGTTTTCTTGATGGGTTGATTGATAAAGCAACCATGGTTATGCAGGGTGTTCAAGCAGCAATCGATGGTGTTATCTGCCAAGTTCAAAGACTTCTTGATTCAGTTTTAGGTATTGTTGATCAAGTAACAACAATCGTAGATGGTATTGGTAAAGCAAAAGAAATTATTGATGCATGGAAAGCAGGTAGTGAAATTTTTGAATCTGGAACTGATCTTCTTAAGAAAGGTATCAGTAGTATTACTGGATTGATTCAACTGTTCATTAAGTTTGCTGGTAGTAATTGTGATCGTAAACCTGATGGTGGTAAAGATACGGTAGGTTGGTATC